GGGGCGGGGGAGGCGGTGGGGGTGGCGGGATTACTGGTGCTTTATAACTTCCTCCTCCTCCTCCTCCCATACACATAAATTTATCTCCCTATTTCCTGTTGCTCGTCAAATTTTGTTTGTAAGAATCTTACAATTTGACGCTGACCACTATAAATCCAAATATCCCGATCAGATTCACTAGAATCTGGACATCTTTCGGGAACCATTTGGTGCAACACATCTAGTAAAGTTTTAGAGACTTTTGGAAATTCGTCAACATTTTTTTCACTTTTACTAATAATTTTATAGCCAGCCATAATCCTCCTTTGGCAAATCATCCAACTCCTTTGGCAGTAAGCCTTTATCAATCCTATGTTTTGTTTCTATCATCGCCCCAATGTTCCAAAGACAAGCTACGTCATGCCTTTCGTCCCTCATGCCAGCAAGATGTTTTGTTAAATGACGCAACGCAGAATCAGCATAGCGACTTAAAGGTTGGCCTTTTTCCCAGTTGCGAGAAGCATATTTCTTGGCTCCTTCTTCAAGTTGCCTCGCCCACATAAACAAGGCGTAAGGAGGAAGCAGGTCAAATCGACCTTTATTCTCGTTGGTGTCTCTTACAGACCCAGTATTAAAGTTCTGTCTTTTACCAGAGTCTTTTACAATTACTTCTCTTGATTCCATTTTTTCTCCTCTTGTTGAATTTCAAAGACAACTCCATAAGTAGGAACATTTGGATATTTTGATATTTCTTGCTGTTCTTTAGTAACAGGAGAACAACTGGCAAGCAAAAGAATTAAAATAAATATCATAAATCTCCCTCTAAAACCTTTATATTACATTCCCGTGCAACCAAAGCCTCTAGTAAAGCCCCGGCACTTCTTTCAAACCCCGGAAGGAATACAATACGATCAGAGTTTAAAAGGTTCTTAATATCCTCCTTTAGATACATATACCTTGGTAGGGTAGTATCCCCGTCAAAGTTCTCCGCTGGGTTACGGACTATGTACCCTTTAGCTCTTAATTCAGTAGCTTTAGCGTGAAACGAAGGGTAGTTGTGATCTGGTAGTCCAGTCATAGCTCCGCTTATGTATACACTCAAGGTTGCCATAGTATTACCTCATTGTTCTTGTATTCACCTTTTCTCAAGATACGAGAAACCCTAGCTTGTACCAAGGCTTCTGATTCTGGGAAACCTTCTTTTGCATAAGCCTTAAGAACCTTATCCCATAGCCCTTTAGAGCCAACAGGCCCAAGTATCTTCTCAGCGGTCTTTGGGCCACAGCCTACCAGACCCGTGTAGCCGTCTGTCTGGTCGCCCGTAAGAGCTTGAAATAGATGCCACCAATCGGCTTGCTCTTTGGATACCTCAATCACGCCTTCTTCAGCTTTGTGGGGGTTATAATGCTTCGCTGGAAGTTGTTTAAAGTCTTTATCCTCGCCAACAACTATAGCTTTACCATCTAGTTCAGTAGCCCAGATACCTAGCAAGTCGTCTGCTTCCAAGGTTGGTTGCATCTCGGCCTTATACTCTGCAACCAGCCATTCTCTAACCCGTGGGTAAAGAAGAGGCTTTCTGATTTTCTTACGACTTTCCTTGTAGGTAGGGAGAATCCTTTTTCTCCAGTTGGTGCTGTCGGACAGAGCTACTTTGATACTATCGGCCTTCAGCTCTTCCTTTAGCTCAGCAAGAAACGCAGTAATGGTCTGCGTAGCTGTTTTGACATCTCCGTGGAGAGTCCACATATCGTTGCCCCAATCACAGGGGTATTCATTGGTAATTGTATGCCAGAAGGCAAGCCAATCACCATCTATTAGTATTGTGTTTTTTGTGTTTTTCATAAATTTAGTATTTTACTTTTTTTAAACTTTTAATTTGGATAGCATACTGGGCTTTAGTATGAGCATCCTTTGAGTTGCTATATTTAATAAACAATCTAGCTTGCTCCTTTTTCTCACGCAGAAATGGGAATAAGCTGTTGACAACATCGAGGGCATCATTTCCGTATGCCCTAAAATTATAAAAATGCCTCCATTGTTTCTTTTTAGATATGTTAGGCATTTTTTTACACCACCCTCCGTAAATTTTATGAAATTTTTGAACAACTTTTGGATAACACGATTTAATAGAAATAACTCTGGCTCCAATTTTTGAAACATGGATACAGCCTTCCCCGTCAAAATAACCAGCAAGATACGAAAGTTCAATTTCACTAGGTTGTCTCACTCAATGGGTCTCTGCCCAATTAGAGCCGATTTTAAACTCTCCGTCAAGAGGGCAACGAAACTTAAAATCAAGCCCAGCTTGTCTTATAGAAGTTACTGCTGTACGGCCTACTAACTCCTCAATTCCACATTTAGCCTCAATCTGCATCTCATCGTGGATGTGGGCTACAATTCCGTAGTCTTTACCAAACTCAAAGCCCCTCATCTTCAGCGATCTAACTAAATTAATGGTTGCCCTCTTCATAATCAAAGCCCCTGCTGACTGAAGAAGCACATTTAAAGAAGCGTGAGCAGAACGGACGGGTAGATGTCTGCCATCCAGACCGATCAAGTAGCCCCTTTGGTTTACTGCTAACTCAACGGCATCCTTAAGCCTCTTAATGGCTGGGAGCTTAGTCTGGAACTGGTCAATAATCTTACGGCCTTCCCTTTCGCCTTTGTTGATGATGCTACCAATCTTGGCTGGCCCTGCTCCGTACAAAAAAGCGTAGATAAAGGTCTTGGCATCGTTGCGTGTAGGAAGTCCAGAGGCTTGTTGATTAGCTGTGTGGATGTCTCCTTCGAGAAGCACCTTGGCGTAGCTACCTCCGTCATAAGGAGCCATAAAGTGAGCCAAGCAACGCAACTCAATACCGCTGGCATCTGCCCCAATCAACTTACAGCCATTTGTAGCTACAAAGAGGCTACGGCACTCTTCACCATAAGCTGACCCTACTCTGGGTACTTGAGCCATGTTTGGCCCTCGGTGTGTGCAACGACCAGTTACGGCTCCGTTAGTGATTACCCTGCCGTGCATACGACCATCAGATTTAACCAGCTTCATCCAAGCCTCGTTACCCTCTGCAAGCTGGCCTAGTCGCTTGGATACAAGTAAGTATTCTAAGAGAGGTTTGGCCTCTGTGAAGCCCATCCTTTCAAGAGCCGTAAGCACTTGTTCGTCAACTTTTGGTTTGCCATCTGGTGTAAACTCTTGGGGCTTCCAGCCTTTTTTGATGAAGCGGTTTGCGATCTGGTCTCTGCTTCCGGGGTTGAACGGGATGATTTTCTTTTTCTTGCCACCTTTAACAATGTCCTTTGCCTTGTAACCAGCCTGTACTGCTGACTTCTTGGTTGTCCATTCTTTTCCGTCCTGCGTTACCCATAAGTTAGACTTCATCTCTTCCTCATCGGGAGGAAACACCGCTTGCATATTCGCCTCGATCTCTGCCCTCTTCTTCTGAAGTAAAGCACAAAGAGCTTCAGCTTTGGTGTGGTCAAACTTAAAGCCGTAAGATTCTTGATTCTGCATTATCTTTGCAAACTCATGCTCTAGTTCGACACTTGCTTTAGATGGATTCTTGGTCTGGATAAGTCTGTAGAGCTTCAAGGTAACGGCTACATCTTGTACGCAGTAATCCTCCATAGCTGGAGTCCATACTTCAAAGCTGTTGTTCTCCTTAAAGTCACCCTTCTGCAATCCAATACGGATACCCCAAGCCTTAAGCGAATGAGAACCAATCATCTCTTTGGGAAAGCCAGCGTTAAGCCTAGAGAAATCATTCTCCTTTAGGTCGGGCCAAATGAGCCGAGTCAGAACCAAAGTATCCTCTATCACCTTTGGCGGTACGAACCAGCTATAGAGCTTCTTAAGAACAAGCAAGTCAAACCCGATTATGTTGTGGCCTATAATCCTATCGGCACTAGCTAGTTCTTTGATACCAGCTTCAATAGAGTTGCCGTTAGGCTGTTGGTTGTACCTTGTGGTTGCACCAGAATCCATATCTGTAATTACCAGACAATGAATCTTGGTAGTCTTTTCGACTAGGTGATCTGATTCTAAATCAAATATAAGTGTTTTCATGTTGTGTTTTACCTACCCTATTCCAACTCTTCTGGGACTTCAACCTCTGAATCGGGAATAGCAATCTCCTTAAGCCGACCTGTTTCCTTGCTGTACTCAAGGCGACAACTAATACCAGTTTCTCCAGTAAACCTATTCTTAAGAATACGAACACTAGTAATGTTCCTATCGTTGCCCTCGGCTTGCTGGTCACGCTCTAGGCCAATCACAATGTCTGAAAGCTGGGCAATACCAGCAGAGCCTCGAAGCTGTGACAGGCTGGTGGTTGCACCATCTTCATGCCCCCTGCCTTCTGGACGCTTAAGGTGGGACACAAGAATCATCCCGATCTTTAGCTCTTCCACAAGGCTACGAAGCTTGGTCATTGTGTTGTCGATGAGCCTACGCTCGTCTCCGTCACCCATACCAGATACCACGATGCTCAAGTGGTCGAGGACGATGTACTCACAGCCACAACCCCTAGCCATGTACCTCACTCTGTTGAGCAGGTTATCCGAATCCAAAGAACCAAAGTGGTCATAGGTAAAAAACTTCTGGCTAATCGTACCATTAAATAAATTCTTTAGCTCTTCTTGGCTTATGCTGTCTGGCTTTAGGTGCAACGGCTTGCTGGCTTCAATCGCTAAAATGCCCAATGCTGTACGCCTTACAGATTCCTCAAGGGCGATGTAGCCAATGCTCTTGTTGTTGCGTAGAAGCCAATGGGCAATCTCCCTACAGAACTGGCTCTTACCTATACCAGAACCAGCACAAATGGTAACCAGCTCGCCCTTACGAAGCCCGTGGGTCATAGCCGATACACCTGCGTAGGGGTAGGATACAGATTCCTCTAGGTCAACCTTAGTAATGTAATCCCAAAGCTCGTTGCCCCCTACGATTCCATCTGGTCTAAACTCTTTAGCACTCCATATAGCATCAATAATCTCTGGCCCTCTGCCAGCTACAAGTAGCTCGTTAGCGTCCTTCATCTGCAACGAAGCAATCCTAGCTTTCCCCGGACTCAACAAAGATGCACATTCCTTTGAAGCCTTCTTACCTGCTTCATCCATATCAAACATGAACACGACCTTCTCAAACTTCTCAACCCAATCTATATTTCTACGAAGGGCCTTGGTAGCAGATTGAGCACCAGTAGGAATGGATACTACAGGCCACTTGTTGCCTTGAGCTTGTGATACGGAAAGGCAATCAATCTCACCTTCAGTAATGACAAGCATCTTGCCACCATCCCTAAACAAATGCTGGCCGTATAAGGTCATCTCAGAGGCTTCTCCAAGAATCATAAAGTCCTTGTTAGGAAAGCGTAGCTTCTGGGCTACTGGGTTGCCCTCTTTGTCCTTGTACTCTGCGATCTGGACGGGCTTGCCGTTAAACTCGCCTAGCTTGTAGCCAAACTTCTGACAGGTCTCCATGTGGATGTTGCGTTTGGTCAAAGCAGTAACACTACCATCTATTAAGTTAGCCATATAAATGTTTGGTTTCTCCTTTATCTCCCCGTTAGTTTTAGAATATGCGGTGCAAGAGAAGCAGTAAGCTGACCCATCAGAATACTCTGCACGGGCATCTGATGAGCCACACTTACTACACTCTGTATGTCTTATAAAGTCAGCCATTCCTGCGGAATTACTTTTTCACTCCAAAGGAACCCGTTTGTCGTTGACCACTCTGCGTAGGTGGTCTGGGACTTCTTGTTTAGACGAGCTGTAGACTTGAAAAAAACCAATCGGATGTCTAAACTTGGGTCTTGCTTCTTTAGGAGGAGTAGCTTGCTCCTGTCCTGCGGTGTGAACCACCCCTTTCCCTCGATTAATACTCCGTTTGGAAGTATAAAGTCTGGAATGTAATGACATATTCTTTGATATTTTAGTCGAATAGTTTCGTAGCCAAACTGCACCCCAGCTTTTTCAAGCTGGGACGCAATCTGGACTTCGAGACTACTTCTATATTTAGAAGTCCTCTGGTAGTTCGGGCGTTTTGCTCGATACATTTGAGGACTCCTTGGGTTTGGTTAGTTCTGGGAATGTTTCGCCTTGAGCTACGAAGCCCTCTTCTTCCGAAGAAAAGCCGAAGCTTTCAAAGCTAGAGCCACCAGAAGAAGGCTCTTTGAGGTCGATCACTTGCACAGCACGGAGACGGAGGGTTACCCCAACTCCCAAGGCTGGTACAAACCACGGACTAGCTTCACAGCCAATCTTGATTGTGGAACCGCCACCGATCAGCTTGTCACAGGGCGAACCTTTGCTGTCGAACAAGGCGGGACGCATCTCGATGCTTTCCCCATTCTTGGTCTTGACCTTGGCTGGCAGTTTGAAGTTAATCTCTAGCTTGTCACCATCCTCGTTTTCTTTCCAAGGGTAGTCTGCGAGCTTGAGCTTATTCTTCTTCTGCTGTTTGCAAGTCTCCTCGTAATATTCTTTGAGGAGTTGTTTTACTGACTGAACAAACGAACTGGCTTCTTCTTTGGAAACTAAAAGTTTCGTAGAATAAACACCATCTTCGTTGAATTTAGTATCTGCTCTGTTGAGCTTTGGGTACATCGCCACCCCCTTTGGGCTGGTCAAACGTACACGATTATACTTCTTATCCATGTTGTGTTTTACCTTTCTGTGTTTTGGTGTGTTTAGTTGTCCCCTGCTTGGGTCACCAATGAAAACCCCGGCAGGTTCGGCTGAAGGCTATCATTATCATTCACGAAGTCAAGACGACCAGTAAGCTCAAAACCACTACCTTTTAAGAATTGCTGAAAGCCTTCAAGGACTTCAAAAATATCCTTGGCTTCAAATTCAATAGTGGTTTTTGCTCTAGGAAATCCAAAAGATTCCCCTTTCTCTGTGTCCTCACTCGTGAATGTGTATTTTGTTGTCATATTATTTAATAAGATACAGGCTTTTGATTATTTGGTCAACGGGAAAACCCCCATAGCAAGGCTCTAAAATGAAGTTAGAAGGTAAACTAATAGATGAAGCTACCTCTGTCTTTAATGCTTTCAGTAAAGGCTGTTTAAATATGTCCCTCATAGTTTCTGCTACAGCTTTCCTCATAGCAGGTACTCGACTTGCGTGACAACCAAAACAATCGTGAATTGTAAAAAGGCTGGTAATGTTTTCCTTATTCATTCTTTCTACGGAAATGTGAACAAGGCTGGCATCAAGGCTGTGAATGAAGTTCGGGGCGAAGCTGTTGATCTGTGCGTCCCTGTCAACCTTACTGGTTATCTTGTTGGTTAAGTTCATGTACCTAATTGTGTCACCGATACGCAACTTAACGGACTTGGACTTACTGACGAAATAGGGCTGATATACAGGAAAACCAGAAGGACTGACCCATACCATAGGACAGCCATTGTCCGTTGGTATTTTAGCTAGTTGTTTCAGCCAAACCATAGTCTCTTGTGGAGCTTGCACTAGTTCACCCAACGCTTTGATTATCAAATCAGCTAGGTAAAGCCCTTGGACTATAGAGCAGTTGGTTTGTTCCATGAGCTGTTGGGACATTCCATACCTAGATACCCCATACGGAATGGTCATAACGGGCCTTTTTACCAGCTTCCTGTTGCATCCTTGGTGCAACCAGAAGGTTGCCAGCTCCCCCGAAGTACCCAATAGGTAGTGTTGTACCTTTAGGGCTATAGCCCCGTAAATGTCCTTGGGTACATCGCTGGGTAGGACATTGGTAAGTAAAGCTGTCTCTGCATCGCCTGTAAGTAGAGAAAGAATCTGTAAGCCGTTGCTCGTAGCGTCTAGGCATACGGGATACCTTTCAGCTCCTTTAACCCAAGCAAAGCACCACCTCAAGAATTGCCAAGGCTCGTCTGCTTCATGCCACCACTTGTACCCGTAAGGGTCAGCAACAACCTTTCTAATATCGCTATCATGCAATTCAGCCCACGCTACACGCTCCTCGTAGCTAACCTTGTCACACCCAAAGTGAGCAGAACCAGCTACCTTAAACCAGTACTTGCCATCCTCAGTCAAAGGCACAGCTTCGTTAAAATCACCCAAGGCTTTCGATATGTCATCCCGCTGTGGCCCGATATGGGTCGGTAGGTAATACACTCGTCCTCTAAAGTCTAGTTGCACAGGTAAGTAATAGGGCTGGCCTTGGAGTTCTTTAGCCATGAGAATCTGTTGGGTAATGAAGTAGCCCCTAGCTCTGTTCCAAACATTGTAAGTGTGTGACCTCCACATCCCCTTGATTCTGGCCTTGGATTGGTCTGGGGTAAGAGCATCCAAGTTCTCCTTAATCACCTCCTTGTGGCAGTTCACGGGTTCCCCATTAATCTCTAGCCCATTCTTGTAATAGGTATCCAGCACCTCCAGCACATCTGTATTAATCCTCCATGCCACCTGTTGCATAGCTTGTACGCAATTACGGACGCTTTCTGGCTGGGTCTTGTAAAGGGCTTCCTGCTTCTTTGACCTGCACTTAACCCAAAAAGCATTGGGGTCTGAACCAGCCTCTACCCTTGGGAGCATAAGAGGCCGAAGCACCTCAGTTCCCTCAAACTCTTTCATCCACTCGGAACAGGATTTAGATGCAACAATGTAGTTAAGCCTCGCCTTACCAGATATTGTGGTGATGACCTCGCACAGCCCTGTGCTTTTGATAAAGAGTTCAATAAGTACACCACCGACTGATGCCTTCTCAATCGTACCCCAAGCTGTAGTCTTGTTTTTCATCCCACGGAAAGCCGTCTGCATCTTGTGTCGATGCCCCTTGCGTAGCTTCATCCTTCTCTTGATTAAGTTCCATTCCTTACTGGGGCTTTCCTTAAGCCTAGCCTCGTGCTCTACAAGCCTACCTAGTTCAAAGGCTACAGAGGCAAAGGTTCTCTGGGTGGAGATACCATTCAACACCGCCCGACAGGTAAGGGCCGAAAGCTCCAAAGGTTTTAGTTGCACCATTAAAGCAACTGACTTGTGCTTGGGGCCGGGTGAAGTCTGGGCCTTATCAATCCACAAGGCTATTGTTTCTGCTACTGAAGCAACTGAATGTCGTAGCAAGAAGCCTTGACCACCAGACAAACTCTCCCTGCCAGTCGAGACATTCCTAGCCTTGGCTTTGTCTCTCTTTAGCTGGGCTTCGTATACTGCCTTATGGTCTAGTTGTGTTTGCGTTAAACTCAAATGAGCTTCTTTGCTTTAGCAATCTTTTTGGCCGACTTCCAAACCTTTTCATCATCCTCAACGGCTATACGAACCAGCTTCCTATGCTCATCCGTATCTACATCGACTTGGTAAGCACCTAGTGGCGAGCTTGCCCATACATCGTTGCACTCTACATAACGAAGGGGACACTCCTTATCCTTAACCGCCTCAAAGGTTGCAACTCCGTTAATGTACTGGGCTGTTTCTGCATCCCCGTGGCTCATGTAATAAACATCCCTAAACGGGACTTCGATGGTACTCATTTGGATAAATGTAAGCTCGCTTCTCGAAGGCTGTCGAATGATTTCAATAGCCGTTCATGCACACGGGGTTTAAAGATACCTGCTTCAAGTACCTGCTCAAAGACTCCCCACTTCTGAATGAAGCGTCCATAGGAATCTGTGAGTTGCTTTATAAATTTATAAGTCTTTGTCATTGTATCTCCTAATTTCTAGTTCTTCTTTTATTCCGTCTACAAATCTTTCTCCTAACCACCAGAGAAAACAAAGAAGCAATAAGCCAACTCCTAGCCCTATAGAGCCAAAAAGAATTAGCAGTAGGTAAATTGTTAGATCGGTTATTGTTTTGCACATTACAAAAGCTCCCTCTCAACAACTGACCAGCCAAGTTCCATGAAAATTCGCTTGAGCCTTCCGTTCACTTCGCTGTTGTCACCTACTACTTGCACAACTTTACTATTCCGTTGGGGCTTCCACACAGAAAATCCAGAAGGAACGACCCATGTACTTCCCGAAGGATGCGAATGAATCCTGTCAGCAAGTTCAAGCATAGCCATTGTTGTAGGTTTCTGCTCAACACCATTGGTTATCATTGTGCAACCTGTTTCCCTTTGAGTTGGTTAATCGTCTCCTTGCCAATCAGCCTAGCTGAATCGACTTGGGTACAGATCAGTTGAAGCTCTTTCCAAAATCCATTGGGCAAAGCCATGTTCATTTTCTTTAGGTTCTCTAAGGCTTGACCTAGCAAGTCGTCTTGCCACTCAAGTCTCCTGCTTGTTTCAATTTTCACTACATCTACCTCCGTTGTTATTGCTTCTAGTTGTTTCATTTTCGGCAGTTGTCCTCGTCCCATTTGCATTGTCTACGAATCTCATCATCCCACTCCTCTTCTTCTTTAGTCCATACTCGAATAGGATTAGGCTTTTTGAGTTCGGGCTTATCTTGTGTTGGCTTGTCCATATCAAGTTTCCAATGCTCCTACTGCTTCCAGTAAGTTTGTTGGGGCTAGGTGTGCATACCTCATTGTCATCTGAATTGTTTTATGTCCCAGCCATTCTTTGACAACTACAATCGGCACGCCTCGTTGAACAAGTCTGCTTGCACAAGTATGACGAAGGGAGTGCGGGACAAACTCTTTGTCATCCGTCAAGCCCATCTGGTCTCGTATGCTTGTCCAAGCCCTGTTCACCTCAAACTGCTTAATGTGACCGAAAGGGCTATCCCCTCCAACCTCCATCAGCTCGTTCATAACAAAGACTAAACTAGTTGTCATCGGGATGCTCCTGCTTTCGCCACTCTTGGTATCCCAGAATGTGACCACCTTGTTTGTCCAGTTGAAGTCAGCCCAAGTCAGCTTCAAGGCTTCACCAACTCTTGCCCCCGTGTAGAGCAAGAAGATAAACAAAGGCTTCAGCTTGTCGCTTGCCTTGGATAAGATTACAGCCTCTTCCTCGGCGGTGATGTAGCGGATTCTGCCTTTGGTTTCCTTCTTGATCGGAAAGATAAACCTTTTGGTTACCAATCCTCTTTCAAGGGCGAAGCGAAGCATACGACTTAAGCAAGACAGCTTGCGGTTTATGGTCGCATCTGAGTTGCCTAGAGCTTTTAAGGATACCACCCAGTTGTCTAGGTCTCCTTGCGTGAAGTGAGCTACAGGTGTACTAGCACCGAAGTAACGCACTACATGGTCGCTGTTGAGCTTGCTTGTGTTCTCGCTTTTGGCTCCCTTCCAAACAAGGGTGTAGGTCTGGTCTTTGAGTTCTTGCCAAGTCGTAAGGTTTCTCTCGGTCTCTGGCAAAGGCTTCCCTGCTAAACAAGCCCTGCGTAAGTCCATAAGGTAACCTTCAGCTTGCGTCATCGAACCGAAGCGTCTGCGTATACGCTTGCCTTTGGTTGTGAAGGATACATTAAATGAATCCCCTGCTGATTGAATGGAGCCGTTCAAAGGACGATTCCTTTCATGTACTCAACGACATACTTTAAGTAGCCGACAAGCATTTCAGTTCCCTTCCACACGACTACATCATTCGGTTTTTTACCAGCCGATATGCTGTTCTCGTATAGGAGGCGTAGGTTGTAGTAGTTGTCTTTGGTTATTGCTATGTGTTTCATATCAGCAGAACATAAACGCACGGGTAATTAAAAGCAAAGGGAAAAACACTCTGTTTGAAAAGTATAAGCACATCTTATAAACGCACAGGTAAAACGCACAGGTAATTGCCAGCCAAATGTGGCTCGCTATCATAAGTCACTATCATATATATCTATCATATATATATATCTTCTTATTTATTTCATAAATAAAGTAGTATTTCTATATATCATATCTTATTATATTTATCTTTTTATATTCCTTACAGAGTAAGAAAAGTGGATTTTTCTGGATTTTCAACACAAGGGGTTGTGGTGCTGGTTTGGCTAGGCCACAAGCTGTTGTGGTTGTATTAGGCATCTAGGCACAAAAAAACGGGGGAAGGGATTGGAACCCCGCCCCCGCTTGTTGCATCAATTATCCACCTATGCTACAGACCCCGCAATAAAGCCACTCCTTTACGTCATTTATTTTCAAAGTTCCCGAACAATCACGGGCGTAAGGGTTATGATTTATGACTACATATTTTGCAGGAGCACCGCAGTCACCGCAGAGCAACGGGATTCCCTCAACAACTTTCCCAGCGTCCACCCCTTTCGTGAGTGTGAACGGCTTGTGGATTGAATGATTTTGCGGTGGCATATCGGGATTGCTGGCAATCTCGACATAAGTGCGTTGTTCATTGTGGTTATAGTAGGCGTTGTGTTTCATTGTGTGTTTTCTCCTTTTTTTATTTGTTGTTTTTTATGTAGCTAACAAGACCCACGAAGAGCCACCCCAGCACGATTAGAATTTTAACTCCTGCCCATAGGTCGTTCTGGTTGGTTTGCATTATTCCCACGCCCCTTCGGTGCTGTGGAATGATTGCTGTTCCCATTTCTTAATCGAATCAGCTTCTATGAGCCTTTCTACGGCATCATCATCGTCAATCGGGACAACGCCCCCAGAGGACGGGATGATTTGCACGGGCGAGCGTCCGTAGTAAGAGGGTGGGCAAGTATAACCCCCAGTTTTCCACCAATCGCACGAGTTTTTGTAGGAGCTGTTAGAGTACCAAACGCCCCCAGACCAGTGCCCAGCAGATTCATTTATGATAATGAATTTACCAGTATAGTTTAGGAAGCATAACTTTGACCCCTTGGCGTACTCGTGAAGCATTTCGACAAGCGGTGGAGTAATCGCCCCCGTGTCCCGTACTAGTGGTTGCATCACTTTCTGATTGAAGTGCCAAGTGTCTGAGCGTGTTGGCTTGTCGGCGGTGGATATTGGAAGGCATCCATTGTGAATGAAAGCCATACCTTTCGAGACTCTGAACGGGTGGCAGTTTTCCAAGTCTGTCGCCCCGTGCGTAGTGATACGGGCGTGAATGATAGCGGTTGCCTTCTCCAGCGTCATAATTTTGTCAATCCACTCTCCCGCCTTCATCGTCTTAAAGGTGCGTAGGCGTTGCCCGTCTGCCCACGCTATGCCGAACCCGTCTGGATTACTTTGAGCAGAGTTTTCGAGGTGCTTTCTGCTGATCTTTGCGTTCTTAGTTTTTACGATTGCTATGCACATAGTGTTTTTTCTTTCTTAATTGGTTGTTGTGTTTAATCTTCTGAGCCTTCTTCACTCATCCCGCTTGCGTTGTTGTCGGGATAGAACTTTCGTTTTCTTGCCATATACCACTCTTTAGCCTCCCGTGGGATTTCGTTGCAATTCATCATAGCGTCAATCGTGGGAAGTGTGTTCCTGCTTGCACCTATGCAAAGGGATACCCAATGCTTAATCTTGTCGGCTGAAGTCGTCCCGTTTAAGAGGCGTACTTCAATTGTCCCGTGTTCGGTGTAGGCTTTCCAGTTGATTGCCATATAGCGGTCATAGTTTTCGGGATTCTCCCCTTCACAATTTAAACGGCAGTAGCTATTCCCTATCCTAGAGGGAGGGACTGCGAGTTTAAGCCAAGGGAGAGCCGACACTAGGCGGTGGTATCGTCTCCAAGCGGTTGCCCGTGATACGTTGCGTTGGTCGAGGTGAATATGCAAACCGCAGGATTTGTTTACCTGTGCTTGTGATAGAGCTAGTTTTTCGCAGAATTTATCTAGCCTATTTTCACTCACTCCACGCACATAAACCACATTAGCCTCTAGGCCAATGTAGCCACTAGGAGGACAAATAGAGCCATCACTAGTTAGGGCGATGAATTTGCTAGTGCGTAGGGTCGAGGAATTTACCTGCCTTGGCAGTAAAAACTCCAATTCAACTCCTACAAACTCACCCCTATGGCTCTGAATGTTGAGCAGGTCACGGATTCCCAGCTCCCGTTGCATCACGGGAAGGAGTGGGCGGTGTGTCTTTCTCTTCTCCTGCATAGCAGACCAAAGCCATACGGCAGAGCGTTGAAAGTTGCCAAGCTGTTTTACGGGAACGCCCGGAGGGAAGTCCGTAGTATCTAAACGGGACTGCCTAGCCATAAATTTCAGTTTACGGCCAATGGTCATTTTAGTTGGAGTATCAAAGGAGGACATATCTAAGCCTCCCCATCGTAGTGCTTTTTTGTATAGTGTGTTTTTCATTGTGTTTTTATTTCTTTCTATTTGTTAGGACATAAACCGCACCCCAAAAAAACCCTGCTACTCCGCAGAGGATTCCAAAGGTTAGGAGCGTCCAGATTTCGTCTTGCATAAGGTGAAGATACTGGAGAGCGTGAAGTGTGTCAAGGGATATTTATCTCTTTATGAAAAGATATTTAGTGTGTTTCTAGATAGAGGATAGCGGGAAGCGGTGTCGAGCGTTTCTAAGGCCATTTACGGCTCACCTTGTCGATTTGAGTTTTTGGCAAGCAAAAAAGAGTGATAGAGAAATGATAGTAGGTGTGTTTATGGTTGGTTTATGCTTTTTTAATAGTTACAAGGTATAATAAAAAAACACGAAAAAGTTTTTCATGCGTCACGATTGCAAGCGTTTCACAATAAGCAAAGCCCAGAAAACTCCCCTGCTTCCCACATCAATCCCGTTTCCTCTTTCTACAAGCTGGGACGGCGTTGCATCGGCGGTGTAAACATTCTTAATCCGTTCACTCCCCTGCTAGAGCCTGTCCTGCTTGCCCAATTCCTGCCCGTCTTTTTTCTGGTTGCATCAGTCGTGCAACGGCTGGAGCTGATAGAGGCCCGACATGGCATCGACCGCTGAAAACTTTCCTAAAAAAGTCGATGGGGGAAAACGCACCAGTAATTCACGTTAATACTCTCTCAGATTTTTTCACCAAAATCTTAAGACCCCTTAACTACGTCTGCTTACGCTACCACTACACTTCCACTTAGCCCTGCTCAATCGTAAGGGGCTATTAGGGTTCTTAGCCGATGCTGGAAACTTCTTCATTTGACCATAGCTTCTGGCACAATAGCTATCTCCTCGGCTTGTGGAAGGTGCGATTGTGTACCCCCTAGCTCCGTAGCTTACCTTGTTCTTTCGACCAGTCTTGGGGTTAATGACTAGCTTGGAATACTTTTTACCGCTTGCGGGTTGTGACATATCGGCACACTAAATCCTTAAGGCTTTTAGTGTCAACCCATAAGTTGCCCTACTACTTGCTGTGACCCTATTGACTAACTCGGACAAATGCTGGATAATCTACACCAATGAAAACACTATTATTAATCTTAACCTTCCTAACCGCAACCCTACAGGCTGAAGATAACTGGTCTGAGTTCTTAGGTGTGTCCCATCAGTCCAGAGGTACAACTACAATCGTGAACAACACAGCCTTTACCAGTACAGGTGTAGTGACTAAAGTTCGTGACACCTATTTTGGTGCTGGTGGAATCACCATTAAGCAGGGCGACAGCTATTACGGCCCTCGTACATATACGACCAAAGTTGGTAGCGATTACTTTGGTAGCGGGACTAGGTAATAAACCCTTTGGTAAAGCTAGGGTTGTCCTTAAGCACTTGCCCTAGTGTTGCCTCAAGCGTCTTTATGTCTCGTTCTGACAGCTTAATCTCGTAAAGGAAGTTAATAGCCTCTAGCACTTCATGGAGCAAAGTCAGTTGCTTGCTTTGTGGGTCTTGAAGGCTGTTAATGAGAATCTGAGTCTTGGGGTATGTTTGGCAAATACCGAACATATCAGAGGAACCTTCGTTCCCCATAAGCTTTTTATATGCTGAAGTGGAGTCGTACTCTACGACCTCAAACTCCAACGGGCCAATCTTCATTGAGGCACATTTACACCAGACGATTCAGTAGGTATAGTTAAACTAGAAACTCCACGCAATCTAGTTCTTTTCTGTTTTGCTGGAGAGGTTGCTGAAACTGCATCAGTAGCTAAAGGGCTTGTTGTAGCTTGTGGAACAGAAGCCGTTTGTGTTTGTTGAGCATCACCTAGACCCCGTGCTTTGGCTTGGTTGCTAATTTCTAAAAATACCCTATCTCGAACAGCGGAAGCATTATTCAATACTGAACACATATTATTTAGCAAACCCGCCAGTTTTATTCTTCATCTTCTTATAAATCTTAAGGTCAATCGTAGAGTTCTTTTTGCTACGGCTAATGCCTAGCTTCTTGCGTCTGTTGATATTGTAGTAAAGACCTTTTTTCATTTGCTACGACCTTTTGAATAAGCAATAGCAAGAATCTGAGCCATGCTACGTTTTTTACCAGAAGCACCTTTGGCTTTACCTTTTTTCTTATTGTCAGCCATAAGTTCTTTAATGTTTTTTTGAATGTTGAGTCCTAAAGGCATTTAAGTTTTTTAAGTAACTTTATTCATTTTGTAAAGGACATATATCATACATTGGTTATGTAAATGTTATTATAGAAGTTTAGAATAGGTTATTACTTACTAGTATTTTTTAAAGAATGTATATCTATGATTAATCTCATTATTCTAATATATGATTAATCTATATACCCCCTTACCCCCATAAAGTGACCTTAAACTATACCCCCTTAAGATTCGTTTAAGTAAGGAGAATCAGATCGTCTCCCTCTACTATACAGACAATTCCCATAAGGGAAAACTATAAACTATTAACTATAAACAACTTAAGTCTAGGCTTGTAACAAATCTTCTTTATATTGTGTTACCCCGTAGGGGAGCCACTAGATAGCCTACTGAAAGTCTTATATTCATCATTGTAGCGGTTGATAAGCCCTTTACCAAAGAGGTCACCCCATCTACCTGTCTGGGTGTTACCATTAGCCATCTTGATGCTGTCTGTCTTGTTCCAGTAATGGGTCTTGTCATACAGCTCTCTGGCTTGCCGTAGCTTGGTATGGAACTCGCCAGCACTCATACCATTCAAAACCTTAAGGGCTTCTGGTGTGATGTCCTTACGGCTGAACTCGATCTTGTCAGAGCCAGTACCGATTGAGTTAAGAATAGCCCTAGCACCCGAATCACCCCTCATGTGTGCAACAGACATAATGGCTCCAATCATGCCAGCATCGGTTACATTAGGTAGCCCTACGACCTTGAGCTTTGAAGAAAGCTGGTTAGCTACAGCATTGGTGGCCTGTTCGCTATTAGCACCAAACTTCTGCACAGCTTGGCTGACCTCTTGGTAGCCGGGGTTGCCTTCTCGAAAGCCAAAGGTCTCTTTACGGCCAGATTGGACGGCTGAAACACCTTCTGCTTTCATAATGGCTCTTGCTGAGTCCCGAATGATGCCTGTAAGAGAATCTACTTGGTCACTATTTAAGTTCACTTTTAAGGCCATTGTAGGCTCATTTTGAGGCATTGTGGGAGCTTTTTCTGCAACCTGTGGTTGAGTAGGGGTGGTTTGAGGGGCTTTGAAAGGTGTGGGTAAAGGAGCACTAAAGGAAGGAGCTGGTCGTTCCCACTTCATTGTTGATCTGTTAAGAATCCAATCTGACATAGCCTTTATCTATTTATCCAAGTTTGTTGTTTTCGTTTTCTTCCAAATACGTTGTCTGCAAATTTAGCAAGCTCTTCGTCTAAAAGTCGATCTTTTTGTTCAACCAACGCCAAGTCTGTATCTCTGCCCATTTGCTCTACCCAGTACTGCACAGCCATCGCTAAAGCATCAAGTCGATCATCGTTGGATAAAGAACCCCTATCTCTTGTGATACGGCTCATCTGGTAGAACAAGCTATACTTAAGGGCAGAATCTAACCCCCTTGTATCGCAATCGGCATAGTCCTTTCGTACTAGGTCAGAGTCCACAATCAGCTTATGGCTACTCATAACAGGCTCCAATACATCAATAATACGAGCCTCTTTCTGTTTGCTGTGCCTGACTTCTTCTATGTTGCACGGGTGTATACGGGCGAACACGGGCTTGATAAGGCTGGTAAACATACCTCCACCAAAGTTTTCTTCAATAATGACGGCATTAACACTATGCTTCTTGGCTACTTCAGCCAGAGCCTCTAGGCTTTTAGGGCTATAACCCTCCATTAAACCGCCTATTTCAGTCAAGAATAGCTGTCCGTGAAGCATCTTGACCACCGCATAGGCTGTTTCATCCCTGCCCTTACCCGATGGGTCTATGCTCATGCAACAGCCATCGTATTTAACCCAAGGCTCTACAATGCTCATTGGTCTGTAAAACCTGTCTCCGTTGAGGCCAACATTGGGTAATTCGTTCCATGCCAGCTCTGGACTAGATGCCCATACAGCTTTCTGTGGCCCCATATCGGGGTTAAGGGTCATTACAATCAAGTCAGACAGCTTTAGGGGATACCTATTGTGATCGGAGAGGCTGGTGTTTAGCTGGAACTGCAACGCAAACCCAGAGCGACCATAGCTGGCCTCACGCTCCATAAGGTCGGCTTCGCTGAACCGCTGGGGGTCTGTAGGCTTGCCTAGTAGTGTGGGGTCATTGTGCAACTCGTCACGCAAATCGACAGAGAACGAGTCACCATAAGCTATGCGTTCTGTTTCTGTGGGAAACCTGCTAGGCCACACACAAGTTTTAAAACCCCGTTCTGGAAGCATCTTGTAAATACTATTGTAGCTCTGCGGGGTTCCCAAGTAGATTACTTTGCTGGTCTCTAAAGGCTTGATAACCGCATCGAACTCTTTAATTGTTTCCGACAGCTTGTGTCGCATCCCCTCGGTGGCAGAGTTGTTAAGAACCTCTACGTCATCTGCAATAATCACATCAGCTCGGCTACCTGTAATTTGCCCCGTGATACCAATGCTCTTTACGCTAGGAGCCTGTGAAGCAGGAGCACCATTAATATCAAAGGCGACCTTGGAGCAACGCTGTTCCTCGGTAGGCTTTAGGTGCTCTAGCAGGGGCATTTCGCTTAGCAGACGCAAACAGAAAGTAGAGAAATCGTCAGAACGGCTTTTGCTGGCTGAAATAACTAAGAAGTTCAGCTTGGGGTCAAGAAGAAGCCTCCATAAAACATACCCAGCGGAAACATAGCTTTTACCACACCCTCGGAAGGCTTGAATGACGCACCGCTTTGGCCCGTGCTGGAGGTACTCGGCAATCTGGTACTGAACCTTTGTAGGCGTAGGGAGACCTAGATGCCCCCAAGCCATGTATAAAAAATTACGGAAGTCTTTTAGTCTGGGGTCTAGTTGCATGAACCACCTTGTGTTTTATTGAGCCTAATGCTTGGCTCTGTTGTACTTTATAGAAGTAATGCGTAAGTTTCCGTGGGAGTTGTTCATAGGATTGCCGTCTTTGTGGTCTACATCTTTGCCCTTAAGCTTTGATTTACCATACTTACGAATCATTAGCCTACGGGCAGAGTTGCGTTTAGCCCTGTGTTTAATTTGCAAAGGGTTGCCGTGGTACTCCCTGTATTCTTTCTTGTAATCTCGTGCCTTCATAATGCAACAGCCTTATCTACTTGATCGGGTGCTGGCAAGCTGAAAGTCTTGGTTGGAGCCTCTATTACTTGTTGTTCCTCAAACGGCAATACCATAGCTAGTTTTTGAAGGGGCGACCCACGCATAGCTACAGCATCAATCCCGTTGTCTCTCAAAAATTGCCTAGCTCCGTTAAGGTCTGCTGGTGTTGCATCACCCATCTTGACCCTACGCAAGAACTCGTTGGCAAGCTCCACATGAAGCTCTTCCATGATTTTTGAAACTTCGTCAGAATTACTCATAGTTTACTTTTAAAGTAATCCCACACCCAATTCAACCCAAATACCAGTACACCAAATGCACCCATAGCCTTCATTTGAGAGCCTTCAAGTTGTTTTAGCCTGTCATCGTGTTTGTTAAATGTTGCTTTAAACTCATTTTGATTCTCTAAAATAGAGTCAATTTTGCCTTCAATGCGTCCTATGTTTCTGTGAAGATCGTGTGTCATAAAAAATTAAATATTATTATATAAATCAACATTACTTACTTCAAGTAAAGTGACGCACACAGCATAGTTATTCCAGAGAGAATTTGACTCGCCTTCCGAAGGTATAAAATTTCTCCATTGAGCAGGTAGATTATTGTGATTCCAAGAAGCCAATGTATCTCCAAAAAAAACTTTTGTAGTATAGCTACCATTAAAAAAACCTGTAGGATGGTCAAAGTAATATTGAATATTAAAACTTGTAATTGATTCTTTAGTTGAAAATACAGAACGAAAATCAAATGCACTTCTTAAATAAGAGCCAGTTGAACTATTAGGAGTATATAAATAACCTACTGAAGATTCATGTGGTGAATTTGAAGTAAGTGGAGAAGTTTGAAATCTTTGGCTTGGGTATTTCATGAAAAAATTACCATTAGATGATCCTGTGGTAGAAATTGTTCCAGTTATTACTATTAAAAATGTTCTATTATATTCAATAACGTCATTAGAATTTCTATTAACTAATCCAATAATTCCTGTTGCTGTATCTAGCGTAATATTTGGGTTGTTATTAAAAATAACAGCATTTAATGGTAAAGTTGTTATAGTTCGTTGAGTAATTTGGTGGTTACCGCCAAAAACATTTCCAGCAAGACCATGACCACCTCTACTTTGAAATGCTGGCCTGTAAGCAAACATAGAAATAGACCCAACTTCTCCATTAACATATGGATTTTTTAATCCTAATCTATAAGGCCAAGTATTAACTACATTAGAGTATGCGTACTGAGGAATTTCTGGAATTGCAACTATTTTGCAATATGGAGCTTGTTTTGTCCAAACTTTTTGTAAAGGAGCATCATAAGTGTAATCACTAGTTTTAATAGTTTTTGATTGTTGGCTTAAAGGTAGTATCCCGTTAAGTTTATTAAATTGATCGAAAGGAGGAACACCCATACTAGCATTGAAAAATGGGCCGTAATTAGCAAAACCCAATACTGGATTTTCATTTATTTCTTTTACATTTAAAACAGAATCAGTTGCATTAATTGTCGTAGGTTGAATTGTTAAAGTTGTAGCTGAATTAGCTATTGTTGGAACTGACCCACTTGTCCATTGAAAGGGCGAATTTAATAGTTTATTAGAAGCGATGGATGCAACAGCAATTTTTGAAGCTACAACAGAATTATCTTGCAGTTTAGTAGCCGAAACTGAATTATCTGCCAGTATTGTATTAGTTACAGCATTTAATCCTAGTTTTGAAGATGTTACAGCGTTGTTTTGAATCTTTCCTTCAGTAACAGAAGAAGCTATTAAATTTGTACTAGCTACTGAATCTACTGCCAATTTTGAATTTGTTATGCTCCCTGCTTGAATACAACGTGCAGAAATTGAATCGGTTTGTAGTTTTGAATTAATAACAGAATCAGTAGCCAGTTTTTCAGCAGTTACAGCACTATTTCGTATAGTAGCAGTAGTAACAGCTTGCTGATCGGTAACCTTTCGTAAGTGAGAATCAGTAACAGAATTATCTGTTATAACTAATGGAGAACCAACAATAGTTAAAGCATCAACATAGGCTTTATTAACTGCATCTCTTGAATTAGCTGGAGTAGGTAAATTAGATATTGTTCCTCCATTTAAAGCAACCGATGGGGTTGTTAAACCTTGCGATGGGCTGGTTAAAGTAATAGAACCAGTTGTAGTTATATTTCCAGTTACACTACCCCCTGTTTTGTCTAATTTTCCTTGCAACAAAGAAGATAAATTAAAAGAATCTAATAGTTGATTGTATTCTTTAATTTCTTCTAAAACATAAGAATTTTGTAATGTAATGTTATTTAAATCTTTAGCTTGAATTGCACTTCCATCTCTAAAAAAAGATGAATTTAAAATAGTTGTTTCACGATAAATTAAAATATTATAAGTTACAGAAACCCCGCTTATAAAAGTTGCTTTTGAAAATCTTACCTTATAAGAGCCGTTTTCAAAAACTACTGAATAGTTACCAAAAGGTAAGGTAGTTTCTCCATTTACAAATGTTTGAGAAAAACTTGAATATGGAGTGTACGTCCAATTTATAATTCTGTCATTTGGAATTACAGATTCGTTGGGGCTTACAATAGTTGATCTTATTTTTACATCTACTTCATTTAAAAAAACAAAAGGAATTGTAAATTCATTAGTATTAGCTCCAGAAGTTAAAGAAAAAGATGTATAAGTGTTAGGCACGGCTTAAACCCCTTGTAGCGACTCAATCAAGCCTTCAACACTTCTACCAGACCTTCTTCCTTCCTTAATCTGCTCCACAACTCGAAGTTGCTGTCTAACTTTGGGAAGCTCACGCTGTAGCTGAAGCCTAGCCTGTTGCCTGTACTTGTTTACTACCTTTTTAATTTCAGAAATACGAGGAGAATCATCAACAGAGTAAAGCCGATCTTCTGGTAACCTCTGGTACTGGTTGCTTTTGATTAGCTTGTCTAAGCTTTGGCGTAGCGTCTTGCCAGCTAGTTTAACTTGCCCAGTAAGCTCCATGTAGCGGTCATAAGCGGTCTGCCCGTTCTCCATAGAATAGTCTAGCAGTTCTAGCCCGTTTAGCTTTGTGCTGGGGTTACGGAAGCCGTGCTGGAGCCTAGAAAGCTCGTTTATAACTGCGTCATTCTTGTCTTTAGATACCGCAGTAGGCACAAGGTAATCTACAATAGAAGGAGAGTTACGGGTAATTTTCTCGCCCAGAATGTTTCTCTTGCTTTCTACAGCGTTAGCTCCGGGGATTCGAGAAAGAATAGCGTCACCAATGGTACGAACTTCAGCAAGCTCTTCGTTGTTGAACAAGGGAGCCAACCCGCCGATTGCAGAAGGAACCAACGACCCTACCTTTGTCTGCACAAACTTCTCCATAAACCGATCTGGTTGCGAGATGGCTTCATCAAACTGCTTAAGGGAAGCAAGATATGTTTTATTAGTGATGTTCTTAGCAAAAGCAATACCGATAGCTGTTGCAAACATCTGCAATCCGTCTTGCCTGTGATTTTCGCTTAACTGGCTCATCTTATCCACAAAATCAGCCGTAATACCGAGGAAGCTGGCGAAAGGGTCTAGCTTGGCGTAAGAAATGTAACTATCACCATTTGGGGTAGGGATGCGGAAAGAGTTCGCTTGCCAGCCAGTTTGAGTAAGAAGCTTAAGTTCTTCTGGGTCTCTAGGGCCAGAACCAGTAATTGCACCAGAGCCAGCGGTCATCAACGCCCCAACAGAAAGCAGATTACCCAAAATGATGCGACCTTCTGCTGAAGCCATCCTCGCTGGGTCTCCAGAAGCCATATCGTTAATAAGTTGCTTATGAAACCCTTTAATGCCGGGGATATTGGTTGTAATGCTTGGGAAAAGCCGTTGACCGACCATCTTCATTAGGTTCATTGGCGTATTGACAAAAGGAAGTGCAACAAGGCGAACCAAAGGAGAAGAACTTGCAATATTGCTGACTAACTGCGAAAAGCCTTTTTCATAGGTCTTACCATCAGCACTCAACACTCCCTGCCTAGTAAATGTGGCTTCTTGGCTAAAGTCTTTAGCAAGGCTTTCAATCCTAGAAAGTTTAGGTTGATACTCTGTAACCATATTGTTTTCTAGGTCTGCGATGTCAAACTTGTTAAGCCCCCTAGCTTTCCCGATACGCTGGGCTTGCTGACGAATTGCCAACTCGCTGTTCAAAGCCCCTTCTTGCGTGACTAACTTAGCTAATCCTTCTTCGACATAGGCAACAATCTGAGCAGGGTCTTTAAGTCCTTTTTCAAGGGCTTCCCCGTGTAGATAGGCAGAAGCAGACGCTCGAACATGAAGCTGTTTAAAGCCTTCGTCTACCGCTTGCATAAACCTAGTAGGGCTGGTAAGCAACACATCAATACCATTTAGAGCCTTGGCAAGCATGGGGGCGTTGGTTTCGAGATACTTCACGCCACCCAAAACCTGTTGTTTACCTGCTTCTGCAACCGAGCTTTGAGAACCAATAAAGCTTTGTCCTTCTTTAAGAGACTTTACAAACCAGTTACGGGCTTCCCCAGCTAAACGATTGTAATAACCAATGACTCGTAAAGAGTTTTTAGCCTCGGCTAGGTCACCCCTAAACAAAGCCCCTGTTGCACGTTCCAAAGGCAAATAAAGGCTTGTAAGGCTGTTGCTGGCAAACTGAATAGTGGCAAAGGTGCTTACCTTGCTCAACATGGCGTTGATTGTGTAAGTAGCCAGTCTATCCAAGCCAGTACGAGTGCCGTCTACAAGCTTTGTAAATGCAACCTCGTTGTCGCCAGCCAACTTGATCTTAATAGCCAAGTCCTCAAGGCGTTTAAGACCACCCTTTGAGTTTACAGCTCCCATCAAGGCTTGAGCATCCTTGCCAATAAATTCTCTTCCAGAACCTAGAATCTCTTCTATGGCTTGAGCTGTGTTGTCTTTTCGGAAAACCCGTAGCGTCCTAGATGCACCAGCACCAATCTGTTTGATATATCCAGACATCGCTTTCTGGGCTTCCAAAATTTGAAGGAAGCTCCGAGCAGACGGAGGAAGTTCACCAGCTAGAGCCTTGGCTGTGCCAGCAAAACCCTTAAAGTTAGGCATTTCAGCAAGAAATTCATCAACAGCGTTCTTTGAAGCAGTATGGAATAGGGTGTTTGCTATCTTGTAAGCCTCTGTAAGCACGGGTAACTGGCTGGCAAACTGAGCAGACGATCTAGCACCACCCAAAATGGTCTCAAAACCACGGGCATCTAAAGTTTCTTTAAGGTAGTTTAGCCCCTTTTCAGCCCTAACTGCGTCTGGTAGCACCCCGCCCTTACGATTCTTAAGGAAACCATCAAAAGCCGAAGCAAAAGCACCAAACCACTCTTCAGCTTCTTTTCCAGTCTTTAAATTCTTAATACTTGTAATAATATCGGGGGCTTCACGGGCAATATCTTCACCTACTAGGTCTCCGTTACCCGACAAGTACACATTAAACAGCTTTCCTAGCTGGGCTTCGCTAATAGGAGCAGAAGTTACAGGCACAGGGACAGCATTAGCACCCAATTCCCTGTCTGGTCTTGTACCCTTCTTCATGTTTGGTTGCATCTCGGTAGCCAAGGTCGGAACAGCTTTAGCTTGGGCTAGGGCATCTTCTTCAGCGGTACGCAGAATATTGATTGACCCTTGAATGGACGGGTCTTTCTTAAGAGCTTCTACAACCTCCTTGGCAGACTTACCAGCCAGCTTCATTTTGTTTGCTGTAAACAAGGCTTTAGCAGAACCCATAAATAGTTCTGTTGCACCTCCAAGAAGAACCCCCTCTGAAGCTGATTTTAGTCGTGCAACGAACTCGCTGTCAGAATCGCTTTGGGCCAATAGGTCAGCAAAAGGAATACCAGCTTCTTCAGCGATGTTTGAGAGCCGTTTGGTATGCTCATCAAAGAAGCCAAAGTCTGTAACAGCACCAGCAATCGTTCCCCGTGCAAACTTATTGGAAAGGACAGAGCCAACTGCTTCGGCCATAGCCACGCCTTTAAGAGCTTTAGTGGCTGTAGCAACTTTACCAAGTACACCCACAGCAGGAAGGAAGCCTATAGCAAAGTTACCAATGCCTTCAGCAAGCTCCTCGCCCCCAGTCTGGCTTTCACCAAACACATTCAAGAAATTGTCATCAATCTTGCCGAAAGAGGCTACTTGAGCAATCTCGCCAATACCTTTAGCCCCTCCCCTCAAGAAAGCCGTTCCAATCCTATTAGCTGTGCCTAGAACACCCTCTTCCGCATCTGGGGCTGGAGCCATAGGTACTTGAGGCTCTGTTGCACCCATAGAGGGTACTGGTGCATTTAGAGAAGGTAGCTCGCTTTCAGACAATAAAGCCATAATTATTTTCCTAGTAGTTCTAGCTTGAGTTTCTGGTTAGCAATAAAGTTGTTTAGGGAATCTTCGTCTTTAAGTCCATACAAGTCAATCAAAGTTTGAATATAATAGCCTTGGGCAGACCCTTCAAAAGTAGTGAATCCATTGGCATCAGTCCTTACTGCGTTCCTGTAATCTTCCCAAGCCTTAACTCTTTCAGCCGTGGACTTAAAGAATAGCGTTCCATCAGTAGACAGGGTTTTAGGGTCAAACTTAATACCATCAGACGTAACACCGCTAGAAAGCTCTGTAGACGAGAAGCCCATGCGACTTTTAATCTTGAGGTAGTCGGCATTGTACTTTTCGGTCTGTTCTGGGGTAAAGGTGTAAAATTCAGAGTTGCGGTCATCACCAAACATATCAGCAACTTCAACACCACCAGCATTGATAAGCTTAGAAAGCTGGGTCAAATAGTTTTGAGATTTATTAGCCATGAATTGCTTCAGTTCGCTCTGCTCCCTTAAAGCTTGTTCTGGCCTAAACTCTGGAATCTTTGTGCCTTGGGCAGTTACATCTAGCTGGTTCTGTAGCTGTTCTAGGCGACCCCAGCGGGACAAAAGAATCTCATTGGGGTTCGGGTTGGTATTTGGAAACACAAGAGAAGCAAGCTTCCATTCGGCTACTGGGTTTACTTTAGGGTCTTGAGCACCAGTTTTAATTTCATTTTTTAAACGAGGGCTTAAGTATGCCTGTGTTTCCAAAGCTTTTTTGTTTTGAACCTTAAACAAGTCGTTTTTAGTTTTCTCTGTAATTTTAGGAAGCTCTTGACGAAGTAACTTATTTACTTCTGTGTTAGGCATTGCTGGGTCAAGACTTTCAATAAACGAGGCTACGTTAGAATCAAAAACAGCCCTAGAGTTGAGAACAAATACTTCTTGTTCAGCTTCTGACATATTCTCAAACATTGTATTTGTTTTAAAGCCATCTGACAAAAGTTTATAATACGAATTAGAAGCAGGGCTGTTAATTAACTGCAAGTTGTCGTTAGCCTTTGTAAAAGCTTGTTTTAGCTGTTGACTAGCTTCCCAAGAAATAGTTTTACCTTCAGCATCGCTAACAAACTGAATTGCTTCGTTTGGATTTGTTTTTGCCAATTCGTAAGCGTAATTAATTGCTTGTTGCTGGTCTGGAGCAGAAACCTGTGCCATTTTTTCTCTAGTTGTCTGTGTAACACTAGCAAGATCGGCATTAGGATTAGTTTTCATTACCTCGGCTACAATACTAGGAACAATAGCGTCATCTAATAGATTTGCCCCAGAATCCACAAACTTTTTGATATTAGAATCAATCTCTACATTAGCTCTAAAATTTTCTCTACGTTGATTACGCTCCCAGTTACGCTCTTCCTTATCCAAGGATGAATCAATAATATTCTGAAGGTCATCAACTACTGGTGTCAATATTTCGCCAAAAGAAGCAGTACTCCCATCCCTACGAGAAACAACCATAGTAGTAACTTCATCTAAAACTTGCTGGGCTTTTGTTGGGTCATCTTTAGCTATAGACCTAATTGCATTACCCACATCTCTAGCTGTCAAAGCATTTACATTTGGAGCATACTGCGACCTGTTGTTGTAAAGTTCCATCAAGCTACTTAAAGCATTGGTTTTATCTTCTGGAGTAGTTGCTCGGCTTAATGAAGAAACAATCTTGGAGGTAGCAAGAGCATCTTTTTCTTCAGTTACAGCTTGGGTGAATTTAGCTTTCTCGCCAATAACAGCATTTTTAAAGCTCTGTTCAGCTTGGTTAGCTTCAGAAAGAAAACCCTGTTGTGCATAGAAGTTTTCCCCTACCTGTTCCGCAAACTTCTGACGCTCTTGAGCGATAAGCTGATCTTCAGTAATTTTTGAGTAGGGGCTGTTTACTTCGTCCCTACGATTGAGAAGGGCTTCACGATATTCTTGCCCTGCAATCTTTCCCGTAGTCTCATAAAGACCCAAACGCATATAAGGGTTGGCTCCGGGGTCGATCAAGCCTTGCTCTGAAGCTTTCTTAAAGCCCAGCTTTGTGATCTGTCTAGCTTTAGCCATGTCCTCCATAGCCATTTGCTGACCCTGCTCTAAATTCTCTTTATTAGAGATTCGTGTGTATACCGAACCCAAGCTAAAAAGGTTTTCGTTAAAGAAGCCTAAAGAATTGGCAATCTGGCCTAGCTCACTCTGCTCTGGACGTACTGGCCTTACAGCTTCCGCTGGGGCTGTTGCTTTAGGAGTAGCTACTTGGACAACTGGAGCAGGAGCAGGGATGTTTGGGGCAGGTAATCGCCCTACACTTACACCCCGTCTATTGACTAATTCTACGGCCATAAATTAGCTAGGAATTGCTAGTACCGACCTTGGGGTACTGCGTTCTGGCCTCATGCCACCACCATAGTTTAGATAAGCTCCATAAGCACCAACACCCTTACCAAGCAATTCGATGCCAAGAGCAGATTTGCTGGGTTGAGCGATAGGCTGTGAGGTAATAGGTCTGTTCATTTCGGCCATACTAAAGGCAGAAGCCATTCTGTTCTGACGAAGTTGTTCTTCATAAAATGCGTCTTTATTCTGACGTTCCCTCAAGATGCCTTCTTGGTAGCCTAGCTCTTGACGAGTAAAATCAGCTAAAAGAGAATCAACAGAAAGACCGCTAACACCAGCTTCACCCGATTGCACTAAAGCGGTTGCCTGTGCCGACTTAAATTCTTTAGAAGCTTGGGCTTGCTGTCTGGCAAGAGCCTGTTGTTCTTGAAGTTGTCTTGCCCTTATAGCATTACTTTCAGCTTGGAATCTTTCACCTTCTAATTGAATAAGTCTATTTTGATATTCCTGCTGTTGCCTAATTGCGTCACTTTGAGCTTGAGCTTGTTGACTAGCAAAGTCACTCTGGGACTGATATTGGGCATAACTCTGGGCAATCCCCACAGCTAGGCCAACACCTGCAAAAGCTAAAGCTGGACTACACATTATTTTTTATCCTCACAAACTCGTAAAATGTTTCTCCATTTATACCAAAATTTTCCTTTTTGCTTATAATTGAAAAGCCCAGCCAACGCAACCACTTAATGTGTAGGGTGTTCTTTTCATGTATGAAGTTAAATAAAACTGGCTTTAATTCAAGCAAATAGTTAAGCCACTCTTTAGAAGCCTTTAGAAAGGTATGTTTCACTTGTAACACCTTGTCAGTACCCATCATCCACACAACTCCTACGTCTTTTTGAGGGCATAAACCGAACAAACCAATAGGTTCCCCGTATACGCAAATGGTATAACAAGGGTTACTTAGCCACACACTAGTCATTAAGGCAATATCTGGCTTGGCTGGGGAGTTAGCTTTAAGTTCTCTAAGGTCTGCTTTTCGGAGTCTGGGGGCTATATACTTTACGTCTGGCATCAAGGTTTTTCTAACTACAATCCCATTAGAATAACTAGCCAATACGTTTTGATCTTGCACTATACAGAGCCTCCCACTCAAGACCTAGTAGACAACAATTAAAAACTGAATTATTTAATAGTAAAACTTTTACTTCGTCCGATTTGCAATAAACAGGAAATAAAAACGACCCTGTTTTGCTTTTAATTACATCTAAATTTGTTGGGCTAACTCCTATGTAATTTGGTATAAAATTGTACAAGTAAGTATAATTGTAAGCGTCTCTAAATTTTGGTGAAACGACAACTTGAAAGAATTGAGAATTACTAAACAATAAAATGCCATTTTTAATTTGAAGCCGTCCATCTATTACTGCTGACTCCCCTCTTCCCGATCTAGTTTTTAGAATAGGGCTAGAAAGTTCATAAACAAAAGGATAAGGTATTCCAATATAACGTGCGGAAGCAATTATGCTTGAGTCAGATTCTTTAACTAAAAGTTTATTGTGAGCTACATATTTTATATTTCCAGAAACGGGAGCTGATACGGCATTACTTAAATTGTAATAAACATAATAAGTGTCATAAACTTTATTATTTTCAGTAATAACTTTGTATGGAGATTTATTAAATAAAATTCCAGTCGTGCCTAACTCTGAAATATTAAAATACTCACTAGCGTCATAATCTACATATTCAAAGGCAAGCCCGTAAAAATTCAACTCGATAGACTGATTTGTTGCACTATGAAAAGTATATTTAAAATAATGAGTCCTTTCTCCACTTAAATCTGATTTTAACTCTAAAGGAAAAAAACTTAAATTTTGAATGTTTGTAAATGTAGAATTTGAATTAGCGGTGACTGAGCCTAAAGAAGTAAAGGTGGTATTGTCTTGAGAATACCAAAGAGTCATTGTAATTGATGTGCTGGCTTGCGTTGTTCTAAATTCTAAATCTGCCAAACGCTTTAAAACTAAATTTTTATTTTTATTTAATATAATGGAAAAATCAAACCCTTGGTTTAAGCTTAAACCTTGTGTTGCTGTAGTTGCTAATGCAACTTTAGGAGAATAAACTCTGCTTGGTGATGCAGGAATGTTAAAACCTGTAGTTACTGGCGAAGTAGATTTAAAAGTAAATAACTTGTCATATAAATTGTTTGCTACTGACCCCCCTGCTCCCGCTTTTTTCCAGAACGTAGTGCTAGTTAAAGTTTTAGCGGGGCTTAAAGGAAATAAATAATCTCTTGTAAAAGTTAAAATAGTAAAATTACCATCAGCATTTGAAAAAGGTGTTTTGTCAACTCCGTCAGTATTAACAAAGTCCCTTAAAGAATCCATTTTTAAAGTTGATAAAGGTTCTTCTAAATTCATACTAAACAAACAATAATTAGTTGTAACATCCTCATTTCTCTCTGTTAAAACAAAAAATGTACTGCTTTTAAACCAACAATGAAGAATTTTATTATTTTTAGGCAACGACCACCTTGACCAAGCAGATTGAATTTTTTCTTCACCCGAATTAAAATATTTATAAACAAATAGTTCGTTATCTGAACCAGAGCTTTTACAAAAGATAAAATCGTAATTATTTGTTAAATAAAGATTAGTAACAAACGAAGGAATATAGTTGGGAATATTTGAAGATATATTTAATCCGTCCAAAAGAATAGTATTTGGGTTTATAAAGTACTCATAAATATTAGAAAAAGTATTTTCATTACTTGCAAAGTACATTTTATTTTTGCTGGCTACTGGAGCACAAGTAGTGCTAACAGGAAAAAAGGTGCTTGGCTGTAAAGAAGCCGATTTTGCCGTCAATTCTCCATCGGATTGCAAAGAAAACTGGCAGTTATCAGAAAACAAAACTACTCTGTCATAAAAAGGAACAGCATGAAACAATTCTCCAATTTTATTAGAATTTGATGTTAAAATAATGGGGTCTGAATCTAAAACTTGAGAAACAGCGGTTTTAAAGAAATTAAAAAAATCAGAAGCTTCGCTCAAGCATACACTTTCTTTTGAAAGGAGGCCGAGTCTATTTTTATAAAAGAATAAGTTGTTAATTTTATTATCAACAAAATCTGGGTCTGGATTAGTTTCTAAATCTCCAATTTTTCTGTCTCCCCAAGAGGGACATACAAATTCTTTTGTTCCACCCTCTCCTAAAGTATATGTAGCTGTATGACCATCAAGAGGAGTAAACAAAAAAGTGTCGTTGCTTAGTTTTACAATACAATGCGGTAATGTGTCTGAATTTAATTTATATTTTATTCCAGAGGCCACCGATTCAGACCATGTTCCTTCATTTAAACCAAAAATACCCAAAGGGTTAGTAGCCGAGCCTCCTCCAGTATACTCTGTAGCTCCAGTAGAATTGCTGGTGTGTTCAACATAATATTCGTCTCCTTCCTCCGTGGGAAGCCCTACAATAGTTGTCTTAAATCTATGCGGAGCAATAAGAGGCAAATCAGAGAAGTTTTGAACATTATCTTTTACGCTGTAAAACAAAGTTCCAGAGTATCCATCTTCAACCACAATTTTAAAGTCTTGAGTAGGATGTTGAATAGCTACAACATATCCATTTGAGGCAATATTTCCACCAGTCCAACCAGAACCAGCTACTACACCAGCATTTAATTTTGTAGCTATAGAGGAGGCAATAACAGAAGGAGTTCCACCTAAAGAAGCGGAATCTGGATTCCATTCAGTACTATTTCCAGTAGCACTAGCAAAAACTACTCCGCTAGAAGAGCCTACAATTTTAACAGACCAGTTAATTTCTCCGCTAGGACGTTGTCTATTATTTCCTGTATAACCTGTTTTTACTACAATTAAACCTTGATTTACTTGCGTACCACCAGTTAATTGAGTTGTAGCTTTAGAAGTGACATTTGAAGCCATTTTTACAACTTTGTCGTTGTTGAGCAAAAAAGTAAAATCAGCAATAGAAAGGTTTTTGTATTTATTTTTATCTGTATTAAAATAATACCCTAGATTTTCAGTAGTAGTAGAGTCATATCTCAAAAACTTTTTAAAAACATTTTTATCTGCATTTCGATAAATTACATACTTTGCATTACCAGCAGTATCAAAAATTTTTAAATTAAAATCATATAGCTCATCCCCATCAAAATTATAATCATAAATAAGACGGCTTAAGCACCCCAAATATTTTTCATTTTCTGAAATTTCTATTGTAAAGGGATAGAACAGCTCTTCTTTTGGATATATAGCTTTACCGCTATTAGTTCCATCAAAAGCATAAGGATAACTAGGGGAAGAACCAGCTTTGTTAAAATTCAATACGCTAACTAAATTTGTAGAGTACCTTTTATTCAAACCATCCACTACACTTGACACCCCGTTAATCTGCTCAACAGCTTGAGAAGTTAATTTTAAAGCGTCTGCTTGCTGGGATACTCCAGATATTAAATTCGGAATAGACGTTCTAATTAAATTAGATTGGGATGGTTTACTAGCCATAGCTATTAAATTAAGTAACGCCTATGAGCTATTACTTTTGAAACATCATATTGATTAAATATATTGTGGTTTGCTGTCTCGTCCTCTGCATCTTGTAGAGCCATAAAAGCACTTGTTTCTTCTTCTGTGCTAAATGCCGACCCAGTTGTGTCTCCAATCATTCTCTGTTGAAACAATCTAGCAGACCTTACTACAATATAATATCTAGCTTGTTCTGGCAGGTCTGAAAAAGGAAGCAAATAAACAAGTTCAGCTTTAATAACTGAATTAAAATCAAATGTTTTATTCTTTTTATCATAAAGCCGTGTTCCACGCTGGACAACATCAATATCTGTATACTCTCGTTTATCTATGCTTGCTCTTACAACATTGTTAGCAAGCGTAATATGTTTAGTATTTACATTAGGAGTGAGGGTAACGTCTTTTTCAGTATTCCAATTCCATCCTTTGATCTGCGTTGCACGATCTACTTCTTGAAGGATGAGTTGGGCAATACGAGTATCGGCAGTAGAAGCATTAATACTATTTACAGGAGACTCACCAATGGTGGTCAGCATCGTGTTGATTGCATCTAGCTCTGTGGAGGCAATTACTGGCATAAGGGTAATTTAGACAAAAAAGAGACCGCCAGCCAAGCTTAAATTCACTTCACTCGCCAAAGGGAAACACAATAACCTTTGGTTTGCCGAGGATGTGAACAGCTTGACTGACGGCCCCTAGAGTACCTAATTATTAGGCAGACTTAACTTCGTAAGACGCTTCGGGACGGAGAACTCCGTGTCCAACTGCGTACTTAGCAACCATCAAGGTCGCCTGTCGCTCAATCTGGTATTCGCTCTCAACCGCCACATCGAGGAGCTTGACGCAACCCGTAGAGGCAGGATGGAACACAATAGCTTGTGTGTTTGAATAATCAAGACGGCGAGACCCACCAGTAGCCTGTGCAGGAATGGTGGTGTCACTCGACAAGTCCGTAGAAGGAATGTTGTTGCTCTTTACGATGGTTGCACCACCGATCATAGCGACCTTTCCGTTCTCGAACACGCCCGAATTGCTAGTATAAGGAGCCTTGAAGTCACCCTTTGTGAGGGCATCAATCAAGAGCCAATACTGGGCAGGGCGAACAGCGATGTATCGGCTATCCGAAGGCACATCACGCTCGTCAAGCTTACGCAATCCAGCCAGAACAGCACCAGCAAGAACAGAACCATCTGTTCCAGAGTTAGAGGTTACAACTGAATTGGCGTTTGCTGAAAAACTATCAGCTGTTCCAGCATCTCCGTCTGGGCCGTTGGTTCCGAAGCTGTTAGCTTGTCTCGAAGCAGAAATGATTGTTTGAGCAACGGCCTTATCAAAGGCTTTTGCCAGAGCACGACCAATTTCAGTCGAGTAGATGGAACGCACATCAAAGTGGTTCATCGCTTCGTCAATGTTTGCCAGCAACACAGAGGAGGTCAGCAATCCTTCGATTGTGATGACCTTCTCAACGTGCGACATATTGTTGAGGTAGTTCGTACCTTCGATGACTGAATCACCGGGGGTATGATATTTGGTCACAGCCGTTCCGACCACGGGGAACTGAGCAGATTTGCCGTTCTCAATGGTACGAGTCGTTGTGAGGTCTTTAAATAAAGCTTCAGTCTCAAAAGTCGTCAGCACTTCGCCAGCGAACTTCTTAAGAAAAAGCTCCGTTTTATCGCTTCCTGCGGGTAGATTAGAACCCGGACGAGCGAGAGTATTAGTAGCTAGAGCCATATTAGTAGCCCTTTCTTTTGTTGTGTTGAAGCCCGATTAAATCACACGATTCAAAACGAACTCCAACAATTCTTGGTTGTTCGCTCTGGTATATCAATCTGTTGCACCAGCGATTGTCCTCCGCAGAGGGTCGGGGCTTCGGAAAGCTTTTCCAAAACTTGAGTGTTTATTTACTAGATTGAGGAGCTTTGTCAAGCCCTTCTTTAGCATCTACGCCTACAGAACCTGTATACCATCCTTCGGGAATCTTTATCTTGTTCTCACTCAATGCCCAATGCTCACCATCCCAAACATAAACTTGCCCAGTTACATTAGGCCCAATACGAACAAACCCACCAGACTCATCTACGAATACTACCTTTTTTGAGTCGGTTAAACTCGCACACCCTGTCGTTAAAAGCCCTACGAATATAGAGAGGCGGGGGAGAGCCATCAGAAGCTTTAACTTCACGAACAGCCCTCCCCGCCAACGTGGATACCCAAGCTTGCACTAGGTAGGCAAGAGCTTGAAATATCGCCAACCACACTATTGTTACTCTTTGTTCTTGAGGGACAGCCTTGCCCCAGTATAGCCAAGTGCAACAAGGGCAGTAGTGGCTACCCCTAGAATCTGTTGCCAAGCTCCTTCTGCGGGAATGAGACCGCTGGCTGATACAGCACCAATAATCATGGCGACTACGGACAACCAGAACTCTGTAGTTTTATAACCTGCTTTTTTATTTTCCATATATATCTCCTTTAGTTGAATACATTAGACCTGCCAAGCTTTTCTTCAACATCCTTTCGGTATGCCTTATCAGATTTATACTTGGGGTTCTTCATGGCTTCAACGACTTCTGCTGTGCTTCTGTATACATCACTAGGGCCAGAAATCCTAGTATCTCCAGCTAGGAGCCTTGGTTCCCTCCCGCCAATACCGCTTTTAAATCGAGCATACATACCTTTAACAGCAAAAGAGGCTTGCTCTTTATTACCGCTAGATACGGCTTGATTATAGATATTCAAGTCCTCTTCAGACAGGTTTTCACCCGCCCATTCACTCATGGCTTTAAATTCTGTTTCTCCACCAACTTCAGCAATAATCGCATTAGACTCAGCTTGCTGGGTTGCTTCAAAGCCTTTCATATACTGATCTACATATTCTTTAGGGATACCTTTAGATTCCAGTTCAGTATAAGTTTCATCAGAGAGCTTCCCGTTAGAGAAGTACTCTTCGCTGTACTTTTGAAATCCAGTTACAGGTTGTTGGGTTCCGTCTTGAGGCTGGTCTGTCTTGGTTGCATCTTGTTTAGGCTGGCTGAATCGTTTCTCTAATTCAGAATAGGATTTAGCCATTTCTTCTGGAGATTTAAACTTCTCTGGAAGCCAAGTAGGACGAACCTCTTGAGTAGTTGTTTGGTTGTCCTGCTGAATCAAACCGCCACCTCTAGGGTCAGCAATAGGCTGATTAGGTGCGTCAGCAGGTACTTGAGTTACGGGTGTGCTAACTGCTTGCATTGTGTGTTTACTCCTTTGTTGTGTTGTTTACTGATTTACTGACTAGGTTGAGGCTGTTGCTGATACTGGCTAAAGGCTTGGGCTAGTCCAGCTTTAAATTCTGGGCTGTCGTTAGCAATCTGACCAGCAGTTGAAATAGCTTGTGGGCCAAGAGCTTCCGTCATGCGAGCCATCATCTCATTCTGGTTAGCTCCTTGGGCTTCTTGAGCTACTGCTTGTTGATCTTTAATCAATCCTTCAATATCAATACCAAGACTTGTAGCCCTTCTGGTTAGGTAATTGTCCATGTTAATGAATTGAGCAAGCCCTTGTGGGCCTAGAATCGAAGCGATGCCCTGCACAAACAAGTCTAACTTATTCAAGTCACTCGCTCTGCCTAAAGCATCAACACCAGTAGTAACAACTGGCCTAATGATCTTATTGTCAATCTTGGGAAGCCTGTTCTGTCGTTGCATCCTATCCATAATCCGTGAAACCAAGGGTAGCTGAAACTCTTGAGAAAGGACGCTATAAGCACCTCCAAGGGCTGTTTCGATCTCATTGGAAAGGTAACGAATTTCTTCAGCAGTTACTCGCTCTGCATTACGAACAGCAGAAGCATTAAGCAAGAAAGCATAACCAAGACGCAAGGTAATAGCTTCCATTACGTTTTGAGCAATACGAAGGTCTGCTTGTTTCTCTACCTGCAAGCAAGATACGTCATTCCTGTCGCCTGTGATGATTGCACCATTACGAGCTTCAGCCAGCATCTTTTTATTGGTTACCCCATTAGGACGAACCAAAAACACTACTTTAGCGGAAGCGGAAGAAGCCTCCACAACTGCTTGAGTAAGGGCTTCAAGCGATCTTAAATCTCCTAAATACTCTTCTACAAAGCCTCTACCATAATCTTCACCATCTACCCGTATAAACCTCAATGGAATCCAAGGAAGCTTGTCTAAATCGTATTCTCCTTCAGAGCCGGGGATAATTGCATCTTTGATTGTCTGGTAAACATACCACTTGTCGCCTTTTCGGTGGATACAAGTAAACAACTCAATGTTAGGCTCGTTAGAGTCGCTTTTTGCTACAATGCTCCTTGCTTCTTCTGGCAGAGCCGTTACAGACAGCTTCTCACGGGTAACAATGTCCAAGACATTACCAAATGAATCACGTTTAACCACATAATTCTCAAGTCTGAATACACGCAACCCCCCAGAAGCAGGAAGATACAGCAAGCAGTTACCTCCGACTAGAAGATGCCTTAAAGCTTCAAAGGTAGCCACACGGACAGCCGAGGTTTCAATATCCGTCATAATGGCTTTCTCAACGCCAGCCAGAGCTTTCTCCATCTCTGCTTTAAGAGTCTTGTCGCCTTGGAGCTTCTTAAACTTAAACTCATCAATAGAGAATTTAAAGAAAGGCTGGTTAGGGGGAAGAAGAGCTAAAAGCAGTTTACTAGCCAAGTTGTTCACGCCTCTAGCTCCAATGCCTTGAAACGGGGTGCTGTATTCAGTAGAAGAGCCGTGGCCAGAAGGAGGAACTAAAGTAGGAATAGTCAACTCGGAGCAATCCCTAGCCCTGTCAAGATAGGTGCTTCTAGCTAGTTCCAGTTCAGAATATAAAGATTTTCCTGTTTTCATTAAAAATTATTTTGGTCTAATGTGTTTAAAAATGTCAGTAGACTTGATTCAAGACTAAGTGAAGCACTAGTAGCACCAAAAACAACAACATTCATTCTAAAATTTCCATTTGAAAACCCAGTTAGAAGAATATCAGAATTAAAAAAGCTAAAAGACCCAGACCCATTTGAATTAGAAGCTGGAGACCCCAATGAAATAGCTTGATTATTAACTGAACCATTTCTTGATTGCCTACGAACACCATAAGTAGTACCAGAAATTAACTCCCCTACTCTTCTAAATCCAGTTAAGCCTGTAGATACTACATTAGCTGGTGTACTATTAGAAGTAATAGAACCACCCCTAACTCTTGATAAATTACGAGAATCCAGCCTAGTTGGACTATAATACTGCCCAAGCCAAATATCACTTCCTTGAAGGGCTGTGCCTGTGTTAGTTGTTATATATGAACAGCTTTCAGTCGGTTCGCTATGTGTTTCAGTTAGATTACAATAAGCACACATAGTATCAGAAACACCATTAGGCCAGTAGCCCCCACCAGCCGTAATATTATTTGGATAATCGTTTCCAATAGTTAACCTTTTTGTTCCACCAGCTTTTAAACCTGTTTTCCTGTTGTAATCAGCCAAAACAAATCCTACATTATTCATAGAAGCAAAAGAAGCTGGAAAAAGAGGAATTAACATTCCAGTAAGCGATCTCGCACCACAAAATAAATGAATATAAAGATTTGGGGCTAAACTATCTAATGAAGCTTGAGTTACTGCACCAGTTCTTAATAAATCAATAAATAACCTGTTTACTGCATTTTTGTACCAAGTTTCAAGACTTTGCCCATCAGCCGTTTCTACTGCTGTAATATATGCTTGAGCGTAGGAGTTCATCGAGTATGTCTGTGGGACAACCCCAGTAGCATCACCCGTGTTTAAAATATTTAAGTTTTTGAGACTCATTGATTCCTATTTATAGGAAAAAATATAGTTCTAAACAAGACCAAAAAATATTATAGTCCAGCCCCTTTGTAGCAAATAACTTTTCCAGATGTAAGGGTAACGGCTGTAAACGCTCCAAAAATTGTTAGCCCCTTTGGAAAAACTAAGCCAGTAGTAGTTGACCCGTTTGAGCCAGCTACCCAATTATTAGCTGTAAGAGTTGCAAAAATAGTATCTTCAAGCATTGTAATAGCACAATAATTTTTTGAGGTAGCAGAATTACTATTAGTAATAGTTTCAGCCCCGAATTTTCCTAAAGCTTCGTATTCAATCATAAAATATTTTCCTTTTTAATTATTCTGGATAATTAATAGCTTGGTCATTTGAAATGACTAAGGCTTGTCTGCCTCTTTGAGCAGACGGCTTTTTCCTTTTATTAACTAAGGAAGGCTCTGCTCCTACGTCACCTGCTAATCTAACTGGAGCAGGAGGGGGCGGGGGAGGCGGTGGGGGGGGGGGGATGTACTGGGGCTTATAACCTC